ATTTACTCCAGCGACCAAGTGTGGCTCATGGAGTTCACCGGGGGTGCCTTCATCCACAACTTCCGCAAGCTCTACAGTTCCTCTGGCGTTATCAACCAGAATTGCATCGTTGAAGCCGAGGGCAAGCACTTCGTCTTTGATTCCGACGACATCTACGTCCACGATGGTGTCACCAAGCAATCAATCGCAGATGGTCGCGTCAAGGATTACATCTTTGGTGGCCTTGACAACGACAGCACCCAAGATTGCTTCGTCCAGCACAACCAAAGCTTAAATGAGATCTACTTCTGCTACCCTTCCAGCGACGATCTCACCACGTCGCACCCAGCGTTTTCGGGCGCTGTCAACTGCAACCGCGCCGCCTGTTATAACTACCGTAATAACACCTGGTCCTTCATGGATTTACCTCACGTAATCTCTGGCACCACCGCCAACGTAAACAGCGTGAGCACCTACGCGGGCTCCAGTGGCTTATTAACGTACGCCAACGCTGGTGGAACCTACGCCGCCCAGGAGGCAGGGTTTGATCGCCACGTCGTCATGGTTGGCAAGGCCAACAGTGCCGGAAACGCAAGTTCCCACGTGATTTCCGCGAACGCCCTGTACGGCTTGGACTTAAGCGATACAGGCACTCTGTCGCAGCCCTTAAATACTGCGGCCACTGGTGCTCCCTTTGTTGAGCGCGTTGGCATTGACTTGGATGAGGCTGGCATTCCCCTCACCGGCTACAAGGTTATCAGCAAGATTGTCCCCCAAGTCACCACCATTAATACCGCAGATAAGACCTTCGCCTTTACTTTCGGTTCAGCAATTCTGTCTGGCGATGTCCCCAGCTACAGCACGTCGCAAACGCTCGACATCTCAAGCGACTACAAGCTCAACACTCGCCAAGGTGGTCGCTACTTAAGCTACAAGATGTCCTTAAGTGACACAAAGGATTTCTCCTTGAGTGGCTTTGACCTTGACGTCTCCATCACTGGCAGGCGCTGAAAATGGCGATCAACCAAAAAACCGACCAGCTTGTGCATGACTATGTACGTCGCGCTCTTCCATCCCTGGAAGCCTCAATGAAGCAATACTTAAGTGACGAGCTCCAGAACATCGAGAGATCCCTAGGGTCCATTGGTGACGCATCCATCCAGGTGGCCGACGCCCCACCAGCTAACGCCCGCAAGGGCATGGTTCGCTATGCGGTCTCCCCCTGGAACCCCCTTGGCAACAGCGCCACGGGCCTGATGGTTTACAACGGTTCCGCGTGGGTTGCCGTTTGATGAGCCGCGCTTTACAAGAGAACCCTGAGAAACGTGCGTCCCTTCTGGACATGCAGGATCTCATGGAGGCTGGCATATCCGAGGGCCACATTGAGTGCGCCAAAGACCAGACCTCGTTACGCCACTTTTTCACACCGGCCCACCCTGACTTTTGCGCAAGTATTTACGCACGAGAGCTCACAATGCCCGCCGGTCTAACTGTTGTCGGCAAGTTACATCGTCACGCCCACCTGACTTTCGTAACCAAGGGCAAGATGATCATAAGTTCTGAAGAGGGCCAACAGACTGTCGAGGCCCCCGCCACCTTTGTTTCCCCGAGTGGCATCAAGAGAGCTTTCCACATCCTCGAGGACGCCGTTCTAACGACGGTCCACCTAACTCAAGAAGCAGAAGAAACCGCAGAGAACCTCGCGTCTCTCGAGGGTGCTTTGATCTCCCCAACGTATGAGTCCATGGGCCTTATTACCGGCAGCAGTACCACCACGGGCACGACCGCTACGAAAAAGTAAAAATACACACACACACCCACACACGAAGGAAACCCTTAACATGAGTTTTATTGCCGCCGCTATTGGCGCGGGCGTAGGAATCTACGGTGCTAACAAGCAAGCCAAGGCCCAAGACGCAGCCACCGCAGCAAATCTCAAGGGTTTCCAGCAGTACGAGCCATACGTCGACGCCGCTCTCAGCGGAGGCCAAGGTGCCCTCGATGGCGTCCTCGCCACGGGCAACTACCAGGGTCCTACATACGCTGGCCCCAACGCTCTACAGCAGGGCACCGCCAACACCATGGGTGCCGCTGGCACGACCATGATGACCAGCGGCCAAAACATGATGGCAAACAGCGGCAATTTCGGCCAGAACTCCCAGGATCTCTACGGCCAATACCAAGGCATGGCAGGCAACGCCGCCAACACTGATCGCCTTGGCGTCGCCCAACAGTACGCCCGCAACAACAGCCAGCCATTGATTGACGCCGCCATGCGCGACGACGCCCGCACTTTAACCGAGAGCACCCTCCCAGGGATTAACATGGGTGCCTCTGGGACTGGCAACGTCAACTCCAGTCGCGCTGGTGTCCAGGAGGCCATCGCCAATCGCGGCTACGGCGATCGCTACGCCGACACCACAGGCGCAATTAACCAGGGTCTCATGGAGCAATCTCTCGGCCAGCAAAATACGCAGTATAATCAGCAGGGCACCGCCCTAAATTATGCTGGTCAGGCCAACAATGGTATAAACAGCGCCTACAATTCGGGCGTTTCAACTCTCGGCACCGGCGGTCAATTTGGCATGAACGCAGGCAACACGATGCAAGGCTTTGATCAGGCTGGCTTTGATGACCTGCGCAACAGGTTTGCCAACGACCGCGACTTTGGCCTCGACCAGTACAAGGGCTATATGTCGGGAATGCTCGGCAAGGCCCCAAGCGCCCCCACGAATACCCAGCCCAATTACAATGACCCCCTCATGGGTGCCGTCTCGGGCGGCATGACAGGCTACGGTTTCGCTCAGGATTTTGGCAAAGCAAACCCCAAGTCTTTCTTCGGTGACCAGTTTCTTACGGGGATCAGCTAATGGCCGCTTTAAACTCGCCGTTCCAAAGCCCATTTACAGTACCCGTGGGTGCCCTCGCAAAACCAGAGACCCCAGCCGCCCGTGCGTTATCCCTGGCGTCACAGGACCCTAATTGGCCCCAGTTTTTAGCATCGGGGAAAAGCAAGTATCCCAGTCTTGATGACGCAGCCTTAGCCAATCTGTTCTTGCGACCTGATGCGCAGGCCATACTGTCGCAATCTCCTGAACCACCTCCTAAACCAACTGCGCGGCCCCCTGAGAATATGGCCGCTGCTGATGCACAAATGCGCCAGTATGATCAGGCTAACAGCTTACCTTTTGCCCAAGGCACTGTCCCTCTTGGCGCAGGCTACAAAAACTATGTTGGGGGTATATTGGAGGCAGACCGAACGCAAGGCGTTCAAGGCGCTTTAGCCGAAGTCGTCGTCGGTGAAGATAATACCCAGGAAGGTCCATACTTTGCAGAACAACCTACTGATATGTACCAGAACCCCAACGCCAACAACGATGCCCTAGCTATAAACTCATATCAAAAACCAACCACACCATACTTTGCCAATCAGACCCCTGAGATGTATGCCCCACCACCCGCTCTTACCACCGCCGACGCCAACAACGCCAACAACAATTCTACTACTACTACTGCTACTACTAGTAGCGGCGGGGCCTTATCTTCAGCCTCAAATGGCGGCTCAGGTGGTCGCAACACAGGTAACTCTCGCGGCTCCAATCTGCCAAACATGAAGATGTCTAACGGCGAAAAGTGGATACGCATGGGTATGGCTGGCCTCGCAAATAGCGCCAATGGCCCCATGGCACAGATGGCAGCTATAGGCGGTGCCTACACTGACGTCCAAGCCGACAATCGCGCCGCCGACGCCGAGGTCTTCGCCATCGAAGAGGCCCGCCGCGCCGCCGAGATTAAAGCCAGGGCCGCCGGTGCTAAAGGCAGCGGTAGTGGCGATGTTAAAGCATTAGAGGCAGGCCAACAGATAAACAGAGTTAAAATGGCTTTATCCGCCTTGAAATCTGGTGCTCTTACAGGTGTCTGGGATGCGGGTGTAAAAGGTTGGGCCGATAAGTATGGCATGACCGACGCTTTCAATGAGTTTACAGGCCTAGGCGAAGCAGGCGTCGGTGCCCGCAGAGCTTTCATGCGTAATATTCTACAGGGCATCAAGGTGGACGAAGCTTTGGGCTACGCCGCCAACACAAAAGGCGCAATCAGTGACAAAGAAATGAGCCTATTCCTAAGCCCATTGCCTAACCAATACCAAGATGAGGGCGTTTGGATTGAAATGCTCGAAGAAAAGCTCAGGATTCTACAAAAGATTCAAAGTTTTTCTGGGGGCAACGGCGGTTCCGCTGGTGGCAACCAAGAAACAGACCGTACAGCCGAAGATTTACTAGCACAATACTCCTAACTTCAAACTAAGGTATCTTAAATATGGCATCAGAAGCCCAACTGCTCAACGCTCTTAAAAACGCAGACGCAGCAGGGGACACAGACGCTGCCAAAAAACTAGCTGCCGCCGTAAATCAACTAAGATCACAACCACAGCCCCAACCCCAGTCTCCGCAGAAATACGTTGATCCTGACGCAAGCACACTCATGTATGCCGTCGATAATACCCAAAAGCTTGCAGGCAACGCCCTCGATGCTACTGGCCGCTTCATTAGTCAGGCTACTCCTGCCGTTGGTGACCCAGTGTCTGCTTATGGTGCTTCTGTTGTCAAAGAAAACGAGGCTGACCTTGCCCGCCGTGGTTACCAGTCGACGTACCAAGGCGACTTTACGGATCAAAAGGGTGCCAAAGACAAACTCGGGTGGACTGGCGAGAAGATCGTAGAGAACGCCATCCCTACAGCCGTGACCTACGGTGGTTATACAGCAGCGGCTGTAGCAGCACTGTACAGCGCCCCCGTTTCCGCATTGATTGCAGGCACAACAACTCTCGCAACAATGGGCATGGGCATTGGTGAGACTGCCGACGAGCTCAAGTCCAAAACCGGCGAAGATTACAACCCGAACTTCGCGGTTGGTGGTGGTATTGTTGTCGGCCTTTTAGACAAGTTTGGCGCAGGAAAAGCTCTCGGAGTTAGTAAGTCAAAGCTCCTAAAGATGTCGGTATCTGAGATCACCGAAGCTCTCCGCAAGGCAGGCAAAGGTGGCATTGCCTCCAAGATCCTCAAGGGTATGGCAGTCGAGGGTATTACTGAGACAGCCCAAGAAAACGTCATCATGGGCACCGCCGCCTCCCAGGGTGGCGAGTACACTGGCGACGAGGTAGTCAACCGCAGCATTAACTCAGCCGTCTTAGGATCTGCAATGGGCGGCGGGGTGACCACCGCCACAGAGACCGCCGGTAAAGCAAAGCGCCTCTTCAAAGACGACGGCTCCATCGAGAACCCCGAAAACCTCGACGCTCCCACTCAGCAGGCTATGGGTACATTTGCACGTCGCCTTGATAAACTGGCGCGTGAGGGCGACTTGAGTGGTCGCAAATTTGACACGCAAGACATCGACAAGATGACCCAAACTGGAGCCCGCGCTTTAATTGACGCCGCCCACACAGAACTCGTCGGTGCAATAGACTTACAAAAAAGAATGCTCCGCAAGGAACTGAAGTCAGATTTTGAAGTCGACACGCTAAATACTCTGATGAAGAAGGTTGACGCACAAGTTGGCGTCAAAATGGCGAGGAACAAAACCAAGTCTGTCGTCACCTACGCCAATTTCAAGGCTGTTGAAGACCTAGTTGGTGATTACACTGAGGGTCAGGCCCTAATGAACCTGATCCGCGAATCTCAGATCATGACCGAGGTTCACAACGCGGGCTACCAAGGTAAACTTTCGGAGTTCACCGACATGTTCCGCGTGTTTGGCGGTGGCATTGGTTACGACAAGAGTGCCATTGCAGTCGAGCGTATCGCCCGCCCCCTGACGTCGCTTGCCCTTGGCATGAACACTGGTTTCCTAAGCACCGCAGCCCAGCAAGCCATTGCCTCCATCGGCACCAAGCTCGACAAATCACGCGGGACCTACAGCAGCGTCGACAAGTTCATCAAAGAAAACAAAAGCAAAACTGGCCTCCCTGCCCCACGTCCCCCAAGTGTCCGCCAAACCCGCCTGGAGGAAGCACAAGCAGCCTCGACATCACAAGAGGGCCTAGAGGCCTTCAGAAGATCCGTAGGGGGCCCTGAGTTAGACAACAGTCCTGTTGGCACCATCACTTTGGGCACCGGCCTTGATGTTGCTGGCCTTGAGAAGCTCTTGGAGCACATCGAGAACCTCAACGGTGACAACGCAGATGTCATGGATCGCGTTGACCAGACACGTCGCAACTTGGCTGGTGAAGGCAACCAGATCGACGGCCTCACCACATGGGTTTCCGCATTAAACGGCGTTTTAAACCAGAGCGAAGAGCTCGACGCCCTACGCCCCAACGATCCTGACCAGGGTAACGCCCGCAACGCCCGCGCCCAGGCTGGCTTCGGTGGTGCCCCAGGCAACAACACACAGCAAGCAGGCCCAGCGCAACCACAAGGCCCCAGCGCAGCCGTCCAGTCAGGGATCGATGCAAACAGGGCTCAACTAGAGAAGCTACGCCAGGGACTAGCGGCCAACACAAGCTTGACCCCTGCAGAGCGCGGGAGACTGCTGACAGCTTTAGACACGCTTGA